CCTGAGAGCATTGGTTTGGGAGGTAGGCGCAAAGCTAGCGCCTACCAGAGCATCACTGCTCTATGGGGTATTACAACCCCATGCCTACCGTTTGTGTGCGCCTTGGTATATCAACCAAGGAGTCCACGCGGTGTGCCACCCCTGAGAGCATTGGTTTGCTTTGTAACCAACGATCTCAGAAGGGTCGAGTTCCACCATTAGGTGGTTCTCGGACACTCCTCTCTCGAAGAACTCATCATCGTTAGGATCGACGGAAAGGTAGCGTTCGCTGCCTTGTCCGTTCTCCTTCGACATGATCCAGTGGACCATCCCTTCATATTGTGGGAAGGATCTCGATCGCGTACGCGGTACAACTCGCATACGCGGTCGATCTCCTGTCACAAGTGAAGAGCAGTCCTCAGGATCAACACCTCCCCAAAAAACTCGGGGGACGTGTTGTGAGTACTTCCAGTGGAACGCAGCAAGTGAGGGGGTGGTCATAAAACCCCAGCCCCTCGCGTCCCATTCCATAACCCGGTTTAACACCCGGATAAGGTCTGGAAGTGTGTCGATTGGACGCCAAATATAGAATGGCGTCACGTCGAAGCCCCGTTTGTAGTGTTTTCCGCAAGATTCACGGAAATCACCACTTGAATGCGTCTTCTTCTTATTCGGGATGAACCCGAAGAGGGAGAGAACACGCATTAAACGAGGTACAATACCATTGGGGGCAATGATATCGTCCCCATAAACGGAGATGACAGACGAGTCGAAACCGGAGTACTCAGAAACTACGCGAGTAATCGCATAGAATATGAGAGATTCCAACTCGAACGTAAAACCATTTCCCATCGAGGAAAAGAGCTCGAACTGATGAGGTTCGGGCTCCCCCTTAATGATTGTGGATTTTACGCGTAAGTCATCTAGAAGTGACCACCACTCAACTGGAAGCAATTGCTGAACCAGAAGAAAGGAAATAGTGTCACTCGCCGAAGACAGGTCAATGGTTGCTAAGCCATCCCTGTAAGCGTCGCGGGCTTTATTCTGATTGATCGTTTGATCGTTCAGATTAATCCCGAACTGCTTCAGTCGCCTGCGGATGTGATTCCCACAGGCGCGCTGCATCAGCATATTGATCTCGGGCTCTTTACAAGCAACGCGATCAATATCCGACTTCTTTGGCACCGTGAATAGCCCACTGGACTCTCTCAGCGTGACAGTCTGGCCTGAATTCAAATGCTCGTAGTCACTCGAGCATATGATGGACAGCCAGTGTGGTAACGCTGAGAGGGAAATGTGGGCTTCGCCCGAGAGCTTGCGTATCGCAGTCACTGAAGACTTACGTACGCGGGTCGAAGCGCCGTTCGTATGAGAGAAGGCAGAGAAAACCTCCTCGAGAACGAGCGGTCCGATTATACGACGAACGAGAGAACGGATACGACGGATTAAACTACCGTACGATATCCAACCAAGGTCCTTATCGACAATACTTGCGTATTGGAGACGGGCATTGGTTCGTTCGTTGAGACGCTCCACGCCAAGCAACTTCTCAATTGCACGGCGGCGACGGACGTCAGCAGAATCAGTATCCGGCCCCAGGAACTTCGTAAGAATTTCCTGTTGCAGATACTGAGTGGCAAACCCACCATGGCCGTCTTCAATTGCTTGAAGAAGGTCAGGGATGATTTGTCCGCTGATACGTTCGGGCAGGGAAATGTCGATTCTATTCGGATCGAACTTTCTCTTTCGCATATTGTCTTATCCCTTCGGGTAATAAGGTGAACCGCCCCCATGCAAGGGAGCGGCAATTGAGTCTCACTACAGTCCTTGTAAAGCACTGACTAGGTGGAGAACCACT